CACACTATACAAAAACTCAGACAAGAACAATGTCCTGGTATTTGATGACTGTGACGCGGTATTCCAAGACGACTTGAGCTTAAACATTCTTAAGGCCGCCCTGGATTCAGGTAAAAAGCGTAAGATTTGCTGGAACAGTGATAGCAGTATGTTGCGTCGCGAAGGTGTTCCTGACAGTTTTGACTTTAAAGGTGGTGCAATTTTTATTACCAACTTGAAGTTTGACCACTTGAAGAGCAAGCGTATGCAAGATCACTTGGAAGCATTACAAAGTCGTTGTCACTTCCTGGACTTAACACTTAATACCATGCGTGACAAGTTCCTGCGTATTAAGCAGATTTTCCGTCAAGGACAACTGTTTAATGACTACGATTTTACACCAGAACAAGGTGACGAGATCTTGGCATTTATGGATGAGAATAAAGATCGGTTGCGTGAGATGAGTTTGCGTATGGCGCTTAAACTTGCAGACTTGACCAAAGTTTCCAGCGAAAACTGGAAGGCATTGGCTCGTAGTACTTGTATGAAAAATTCATAGGCTTTGCCAAACTGGCTAAGTATCAACAGTAGCTCCTGGAACGCTAAAACCGTTCCACTTTACCCGGTACCCCTAAAAAGGTGCCGGTTTTTTTGCTCTTTGCATGCTAAGTAAAAACAAGCAGTCAAACAATTAACTAATCAAGGTTTAATTTAATGAAAGATGTAGTACTTTGGAACACCGGACCTGCTGGGTATGCACCATTTACTTTATATAGAACATTAGGTGCTTATAAAATTGCACATTCGATTCGCAGTGCAGGATTCACAGCCCAAGTGATTGACCATTATATGCGTATGACTGAAGACCAGTTATACTCTTGTACTAGAAAATTTGTTGATAAAAATACAGTAGCTATAGGAATTAGTACAACATTTTCTCTTGGAAATGGTGTACACCAATTTCCTGATTCAGTAATAAACACTTTTAATAGATTAAAGGAAGAGTTTCCACAATTAGAAATTGTGCTAGGCGGATATAATATTAATTCTTTAAAACGGTTTAAAAAACCATTTGATACAAAATTTGTACATGCTGTAATTAATTACGGCGAAGATATATTTTTAGATTTAATAAAGTATTTTAAAAAATTAGGGCCAACCCCTTATGGAAACTTAATATCCTACAATAAGAGATACATGTTAGTGTACAATAAAGCCGTGGAAGAAAAGTACAACATTGAAGTAGATAATTTTAAATTCACTGATCAAGATTGCATTATGCCTAGCGAAACTTTACCTATTGAAATAAGCAGAGGCTGTATTTTCAAATGTAAATTTTGCAATCATCTTATGCTAGGAAGATCTAAATTAGACTATCTTAGAGATTTTGAATTAGTTAAAGAAGAGATGTTGAATAATTACAGTAAATGGGGAATAACCAATTACTATATTATTTGCGATACATTTAACGACACCGAAATTAAAATGCAGGCATGGTATCAAATGGTTTCTAGTTTACCTTTTAAAATTAATTATACTGCATACCTTAGAGCCGATTTACTAGATAAGTTTCCAGATGTACCATATATACTTTCAGAAACAGGATTATTAAGTGCATTCCACGGAATTGAAACTTTAGGTGTTGAGGGGTCGAAGGTAATTGGTAAAGGATGGAGCGGCAAAAGCGCCAAAAATTATATTCCAAAACTATACAACGATATTTGGAAAAGTAAAATACCCCAAACTTTAAGTTTTATTATTGGACTTCCTGGGGATACAAAAGAATCATTCTATGATACTGCTGACTGGTTTAAATCAAATGGTCTGTATCACATGGCACTTCAGAGTCTGGGTATACGTAATAATTGGATTAATAAAAATCCTAGCGAGTTTGACAGAGATGCTGAAAAATACGGGTACATTTTTACAGATCCAACTGACCCGCAACAATGGAAAAACGACAATTGGACCTGGAGAGAAGCTGAGGAATTTTCTCACACACTTGAAAAATACATAGGAACAGATAGTGCTAGGTACGGATCGTGGACTATGATGCAACTACTACAATATGGAGTAGATAAATCCAAATTTGATAAAAAACTAGTATGGTCCGAGGACATGGCACCGGGTGTGTTTAGACCAGCGGCTACCAAATTTCTGCAAGACTATATAGCTAAAATATTGGCATTATAATTTCTGGTGCCATAGTTTTACGGTAAGGTTTTCTCTTGACTGTTCAACTAGTTAGTGCTATAATATTACTATGAGAACTGCTACGATTATAATTCGTGATGAAGTAAACATCAAAATTGAAGGCCTTGAACTTGATGCCCGTAGGGCTTTGGTTAATGCTTTTAAATATGATGTTCCTGGCGCTCGCTATTTGCCGGCAGTTAGACTCGGTCGATGGGATGGCAAAATAAGTTATTTCCAACTTGGCGGCAGCACCTTTGTAAATTTATTACCAGAAATTATTCCTATATTAGAAAAATTTAACTATGATATTGAGCTTGACGATCAGCGTGATTATAGTACTACTTTTGATTTTGAGCGAGTAGCCGAAGATACTTTTAAACATATCATGTGGCCTAAAACTCATCCAATGGAGGGTCAGCCTATCTTGATGCGCGATTATCAAGTTGAGATTATTAATAATTTTCTTGAGAATCCACAATGCATTCAGGAAATTGCCACCGGTGCTGGTAAAACAATTATTACCGCGGCATTAAGTAATGCAGTAGCACCATACGGTCGTACTATTATTATAGTACCTAATAAAAGTCTAGTGACGCAAACAGAAAAAGATTATATCAACATGGAACAAGATGTCGGCGTATTCTTCGGGGATAGAAAAGAATTTGGGCGCCAACATACCATTTGTACTTGGCAAAGTTTAAATGTCTTGTTAAAAAATACAAAGAATGCAGTTGGCGATGTGACAATAGGCGAGTTTCTTGAAGATGTTGTCTGTGTTATTGTTGACGAAGTCCATATGGCCAAGGCAGATGCATTGAAGACATTACTCACAGGAGTTATGAGCCGTATTCCCATTCGTTGGGGATTAACAGGAACTATTCCTAAAGAACCATTTGAGTTTCAAGCACTAAAATGTAGTCTTGGACCAGTTATCAATCATCTTAGTGCCAGTGAATTGCAAGATCGCGGAGTACTGGCGCAATGCCATGTAAATATTGTACAACTAGTAGACCATGCAGAATTTACCAACTATCAAAGCGAATTAAAGTTCTTATTAGAAGAACCCAATAGGTTAGATACCATTGCTAACCTAATTCGACAGGTCAATCTAACCGGCAATACACTTGTACTAGTTGACCGCATTGCCGCAGGACAGGGCATTATAGAACGCCTGGGTGATAATGCAGTTATGGTTTCAGGTGCAACAAAAGCAAAGGCAAGACAAGATGAATATGACGAAGTGGCAGAGGCTACTGGAAAAATTATTGTGGCTACCTACGGTGTTGCTGCTGTTGGTATTAATATACCCCGTATCTTTAATCTTGTTCTTGTTGAACCTGGTAAATCTTTTGTCAGGGTTATACAATCGATTGGGCGCGGCATACGCAAAGCAGAAGACAAGGACCATGTCCAAATCTGGGATGTAACCAGCACCTGTAAATTTGCCAAACGCCACCTGACCAAACGCAAGGTTTTTTATCGAGAAGCCAACTACCCATTCACACAAGAAAAGTTAGAATGGAAATAAGATGGTTGCATTATTTAAATCAAGGCTGTATAATAACACTATGCGAATTCTAACTTTAGACAACACTCCGTACGATCTCGACCATCTTCCAGAAGAAATAGATGATATGAGATTTGCCATACTTGATAATTCAAATCCATTGGATCCAGATTACCATTATATTCCATTAATCTTTCTAGAAAATTTTAATGCGCCAGCCTTGGTACTACGCATTGGTGACCATCGTGTGCGTATGCCTGTAGATTGGCAACTGCTTATTGGCGAACCAGACCTTGGAGATCTAGAGGTTATACCACTGTCGGCATTGAATGATCGCGGATTCAAAGCATTTCAATTCAATCCACTTACTTCATTTCGTCCGAGCTTTTTAGATGTAGAGATACTTGATGTTTATCAAGATGTTGCCTGGTATGCTCCTAAGTTAAAAAATGGACAGATGTTATGTGTACCATTGGGCGAAGGTAAAAAGCCCGACTGTGTGTATTTTGTCAAAGACATTAGTCGTAACTGTGAAATTGTAGATTACAACAAGGCATTCTAGTGGATAAGTTAAGTATCAACAACGAAATGGCGCAGCTTGATCAAAAAAATCGTGCATTCTATGATGAACTCACCGACGAAGAAAAGAAAAAGTTCAGTAATTTTCTTATGATTCGTTACGGGTCAAGTGTGCAAGGCAGCCAAGACTTACAAGAATTTTATTTGATTAGTGCCAACGAACGATTAAACAAACACTTCTTTGCAATTAATCGTCATCCAAAATTACAATGGCTTTGTGCCACAACGGTTAGTCCGGGCATGGGCACACAACGGCATAACTGGATTGCTCCTAAGAAAAAAGAAGCAGGGGTAACAGGATTAAAAAAGCAACTAAGTGAATTGTTCCCCACTCTTAAGGATGACGAAATAGAGCTTATGGCAAAAATTAATACTAAAAAAGATATAGATTCCTACTTAAAATTGTCAGGACAAGAAGTTAAAAAATGACCTATAAGTGTCAGTACTGTAAGAAAGACTTTATAAAAGAGTCTAGCTTGGCTGTGCATTCGTGTGAGCCAAGACGCCGACGGCAAGAAAAAGACGAGGCAGGTGTGCGGTTGGGATTTCAAGCCTATATTAAATTTTATGAATTGACACAAGGCAGTGCCAAATTAAAAACATTTGATGACTTTGCCGACAGCCCATACTACAAGGCCTTTGTTAAGTTTGGTCGTTATTGCGTAGATATCAAAGCAATCAATCCAGCTAGGTTTGTAGAATTTGTACTAAAACAAAATAAAAAATTAGACCACTGGGCAAAAGACAGCGTCTATACCGAATATCTTTTAGAATATTTAAAGGTAGAAAATGTAAATGATGCCTTATCGAGGGCATTGGAATTCAGTATTGATTGGAGTGAAAGCAGTGGGCATCCAAGCCACGATTGCCTACGCTATGGCAATAACAATGCCATGGCATACGCAGTTACTACTGGTCGTATTAGTCCTTGGGTGATTTATAATTGTGAGTCAGGACAAAGATTTTTATCCGAGCTTAGTCCAGATCAAATTAGCATGGTATGGCCATATATTGATAGCGATACCTGGCAAC